CTTCTAACTTCATTAGCCATCAAGCTTTCTGTACCTTGAGCTTTAACTTCAAGATCACCTTTAATCTCTGGGTCAAAGTCAAACTGCATATTAAAACTAAAGAATGCCTTACCCAAAGGTCCTAACAAGTAATCGTCAAAGTTTTTGATGACGTTACGAATAGAACCATTCGCTGCATTCATCAACATAGAAATACCAGATGCAGTTCTACCTACACCTGTTACACCAGTTTGACCATGAGCAAACGAAGGAAAGCCTGTACTTTCATCTGCAAGCACTCTGGCTTTGTCAAACATCTGCATATTTTCTTGTGATACATTAGGAAATTTTGTGCCAAAGATAGCTTGTCCGGGCGCACCACCCTGTCTACGAAAGACTTTTCCGGGGTATACACTAAGATCCTGTCCGGGAACTAGGTTAGTCTCATCTATCTCAATCAATAGATTACCAGACAAAGCACCATTGTCTACAGACATTCTCATAAAACCATTCATCAATGTCTGTGTATCATCCATGTTTTCTGCAATACCTACCCCAAACATAGTGTATGGGTTCATCTCGTATGGAGTAACATAGTAAGGTATATAGGCAGGAGTAAATGGGTTCATAACAAGACGTAATATACAGCCATTACAGACCCAGATATTTACATTTACCTGATCTACATCTTTTAACTCTGGTGGTATTTCAACATCATAGTCTTCTATAACAGTACGATCTACAAAACCCCAGAACTCAAGGATCTCAAATCTTTGAGAATAATCATCTTCATTATCCTCATCCATTGCGTGTTCCCACCATTCCTTGTTGTAGTTCTCACCTATTTCAAGAGCTTTATCAATGGCATTGGAACGAAAGAAAGGTCTACGCTTTAAGGCACGTAATTGTGAACGAGACATCTTGTGTCTCTCTATAACATACTCTGCTTCATCCATATTGTTTGCATCTGGATCAGGATAGAAGTTCCAGATAGAAACATTAGAAGTTTGTGGTACAGTTTTAAATACTGGACTGTATTCACCCTCATCATCCCAATTAGGATATTCTTTATCAACTGCAAAAGGTCCTTTCATAATACCAGTACCAAATAAAGCAGCTTCAAAAGCAGCAGCCCTAAGTTGTTTCTTAGCATTAGACTCTTCTAGTTGATCATGTATTTTCTTTTCCATCTTTTTAGCTGCAATCATTGCAGGGTGAAACTGCACAGCAGATGGACTTTTTCCGGGTTTAAACTCTACATCTTCTTCTACAGGACTAAGATCGTCTTGTAAAGGTCCTACACGTTCATTAAACTCTGGCATAGTTTCACCGGGTCTAAGAGTCATTTCATCATCATACCCTGTGTCTGATTCTCCTGTAGCTTCCTTCATCTGAGGATTAGTTTCAAAACTAACAGTATCTTCTACTCCTTCAGGAAGAACTGTTGGATTGATACCTAATGGAAATTTATTACCACCAAATAGAACTTCTACTAGTTGTCCATAAGCAGCAAGAACTTTTGTTTTAGTAACCTTTACAAATACTCTTGACTTTTCTGTAGAAGTAAACTGAACTTCAGGACTATAAAGACCTCTGTAATTTCTGTAAGCTTGAATCCATCTTTCTTCATCAGATCTTCTTGCTGTCTCTGCCTTACTAAATTTTTCCTTGACAAATCTTTCTATTTGACCTGCAGGTTCATCATTAAGACTGTCTGCAACCATATCTTCTAGTGCTGCAGATTCTTCAGCATCTATTGCCATCTGTTCTGTATCTTCTGCCATATCCTATCCTTAATATCCAAATGTTGCGTCTGCTGCTTGAAATCCAGTTCTTTGTGTATCTGGATTGTAATCAAATAAACTACTTCTTGGTCTTGTCATAACACCATAACGTAAGGCATCATATAAGTGATCTTCAGACTTTGTATCTACATCCTCTGGATTATTTTTATCTAGAGGAACAGAAGGAAGCTGAGAGATAGTATGAATACACGTATTAAAAAAGACCAATCTAGGTTGTTCAGTAAACTCATCAACTTGTAATCTTCTGTGTATCTCATTTTTTCCTGCAACTCTACTACCCCTACTTCTGTCTGATGGTCGCCATCTGCAACCTTTTATAATCATCTGCTCTGCTAGTGATGGTCCTGTGTCACCTCTTTTGTGCCAGAGAGAACTATCTAGTACACCATAACGTATCTTACCATCTTCTTGTTCTGCTTCTAGTACTAGATCTGCTAAATCAGTTGCTAATACTTTTGAAACATATAACTCTCTGTAGACAATTAGCTGTTCATCAGGAGCGACTGCAAACCATAAAACCCCTGTATGACTTCCGTAGCCATAGTCACAGGCTCTGAACTTAGTCCAACCAGTAGGTATATCGTAAGGCTCAACAACATGAGTGGCTCTGTTCCACTCTGGAAAAGCTGCTCCTTCACTAACATCCCAATTTCCTTCTAACAGTTGTTTTCTTTGGTTCTCTGGTAAAGAAAGCAAGTTTGCTTCATACATACCATCTTCTGCTAAATATGGATTATCAAATAATGTAGCAGGTATAAATCTTCTTTTAAATAGTGGCTGTCCTTCCTGACTGTGACCTTTAGGCCATAATAAAGGTCTGCCTGTTTCTATATCTGTTGCCCAAAAAGATTCTCCATGTGGAGCAGGGTCTACAAACATTTTCTTTACCCAACTATGTCCGGGACCTCCGGGGTTTGTTGTAGCTCTCTGGTATAACTCTAAGCCACTTTCTCTTGTAGTACGTAGTCGTGATCTCATGTAGTCAAATGGGTAAGGAGTAGGCCACTGTGTAAGCTCATCAAATCCTATCCAACTAAATGCCTGACCTTGGTATCTTGTTACGTCATCATCTCTATCTAGGTAGGAGAGCCATAGTGTAGCTCCTGATGGTGCTACCCAAGTCTTATCTCTTTCCATAAACTTAATATCAGGTATAGCTTGTGGGTATAAAGTCTTTGATACTGATATAAGTTCTCTTAGTTCTTCTGTTGTACGTCTGACTAACAGTCCTCTAAAGTGTGGATTGTTTAGGTAACGTACTGGATCTGCAAGCATGGCATACGACTTGCCACCTCCTGCACTGCCTCCATAAAGTACCTCTCTTTCGTTAGAAGAGAGAAAGTCTGTTTGAGGACCTTTGTTGGGTTGAAAGATAATCTTCTTTTGTGCTTGTTCAACTTCAATAGGTTCTCTCACAACTTCAGCAGGTACAACTTTAGGTTGCTCCTGCAATTTTGGCTTCAAGTTTTTCTGCCTTTTGTAACGCTTCTTTGTACCTTTCGGCAAGGTAGCGTTGAGTTGAAGCTTCTGACTTACGTTTTTGTTCAATCTTAATTCTCTTTATTAAACCAACATGAGATATTTTTCTACCTGTTTGTGTTGTAAGCCAATCAGCAACTTGTCTGTAGCTATACTGTTTGATAAACTTCTTTGCCTTTTCTAGTAGTTCTAACTCTGTAGGAATAGGTAAAAGTAAATCCTTATCATTCTCATCTTGTTTATAACCAAAAGGTATTGTTCTTCCAACTCTAACTACAGGCTTCCAGTTATAACCTTCTTCTGTTTCTTCTGGCTTTGGTAGTGTCCAACTTTTAGTTAGTCTCATGTTCTTTCGGTGGTAATATAAATAGTGGACTTGCAGATGTTACTTCTACTTTATCAGTTTTAGTAAAACCACCTCTGTCAAGTATATCTTTTGCTGCTATCATCTTTTCTTTATTACCTAAGTCTGTAGGATTATCTATCACTTGAGATAAAGAGTAAGCAGCTTTAGTTGCACTACTAGCAATAAACTTCTTGGTTAAGTCAGCTATCTCTTCCTGTAAAGAAGATGTTATTGCTGATGTTGGATTATTCTCACTGTACCCTGCAAGTTTCTTAGCTGTGACAGGATTACCTTTTGCTTCTTCAAACAACACATCAAGAAACTTCTGTTGTTTTTCTGTAAGTTGTCTAGCCATTATGTATCTACCTTATCTGGTTGTTCTGTTCCCGGAATAACTTGACAAAAAGGTCTTGCTTGATGTACCTGTGGATATGTAACAGCTTTGTTTGCTTTAGCAATAGAATCTTCAAAGCATTTTTCTTTACTTGTGTGTAATTCATTACCTGTTATTACCATGCAAGACTGTGCATTTATACTAGCACACAGTATCATTATAGACATCCACATTACGCTAACTCAAAGTGAGGTCCATCAATAAATGGTCTTCTACCTTGTCCTCTTCTTAGATCTATATACGCATTCATAGCATCTTGCATTGTGCCATCCCAACTGCGTATATCATCTATATGCCAAGCTGCACCCCAACGAATGCCCACGTTCTCAAGCTTTGCAGCTTCCTTCATGGCATCAGCTATATCATCATAAAGATTTAGCTCCCATGAAGCCCTCCCTCCTACATAAGCCATCAGGTCCACTGCTAGACCATCAAGATGTTTGGATTTTAAAGTCTGTGAAGCTCCCTTATCTACGAGAGCTTGTTGTTCTGCTAGGGTTCTCAAACCACAAATGACACCAAAGTCAATCTTGGTCACTTCTATTGCCTTTTTGACGCATCTCTCCAAGGAGTCGTTCACGCCATTTAATTTTTTTAAGCTTTTTTTGCTCAAGGTAAAATTCATTTCTTAACTCTCTTTCTTTTACGTGGGCATTTTTGTATCTGCACCTTGATACTGGAAATAACTTAGTACCAAGGTACAGTTTTCTGTATGGAAAGTATGCAATTTTATTTTTTAGGTATGAGTCCTGCATCTGCTAACGGTCCATCATCCGTAGCCAAAGACATAAAATAATCTGCATAACTTTGTAAATTTGGTATTACTCCTATATGCTCTTTCTTTACATAGAAGAAAAGAGGACGGCTTACACCATAACTTCCGTCTGCAATCGTATCAAATGAGGGAGATACATTGTCAATTATTGAACCTTGCACACGATCTCTATTTTGG